GCATTGACCCATACGAACATATGAAAGGTTGGAAAGCACCTAAGAGTGGATTCGAAGGAGAATGGATTGCTTGGGATGAAGGTGCTTTTTCAGACTTAGATAAATTTCCAGAGAAGTCAGGTTATCAAATAGATCCTAAAACTTTAAGATGGTCTAATGATTATACAGATAGACAAGAAGCAATAGATAAAGCAGATGAGTATAACAAAGGATTACATCAAAGAAATATTATAACAACGCACATAGAAGCATTTACTTGGCAGAGTGTTTTATCGCAGGGCATAGTAAATAGCAGAAACGATTGGTATGATCAAATGAATGATCTTACCGGACGAGGCATGACACAAAAAGCAAATATCATAACTAATAATAACATTTACAAATATGTAGACAAAAAATTAAATTGGTTAATAAATGACGAATTATAAAATAGGCATAATAGGAAAAGGATTTGTTGGCTCAGCAGTTAGCAATGGCTTTTCTGATGTAGAACAGTACGTGGTGGATCCTAAAATTTCAGAGGACAACACAATTGATAAACTTGTCAATGACTTTGATCCGCCACTTACTTTTGTTTGTGTTCCAACGCCGCCTAATGAGGACGGTAGTGTAAATGTAGACATTGTGTCTGAAGTGTTACAGGAACTCAACGAACGTGAGTATAAAGGTATAGTTGTTGTCAAAAGCACAATTATACCTGATTACTTACATGTATTCAAAAAGTCCTATAAATTAAAAATAGTTTACAATCCAGAGTTTCTTACAGAGGCAAATGCAACACAAGATTTTATAAATCCACAAATGCAGGTGCTTGGAGGTAAATGGAAAGACTGTGATACAGTTGAAAAAGCATACAATAGATATAGTAATGTGCGAGTGGTACCTACATTTAAAGTTGATTTAAGTACAGCAAGTTTAATAAAATACACTATCAACAGTTGGTTAGCAACAAAAGTAGTATTCTTTAATGAATTATATAAACTGCAACAAGCAAGTAGCAGTATGGTAAGTTGGGATCAGTTTACAGATATGCTTACTAGAGATCCCCGTGTAGGCAATAGCCATATGAAAGTGCCAGGACCAGACGGAGAGTTTGGCTTTGGAGGACATTGCTTACCTAAAGACACAGAAGCATTAATACATTATGCACAAAGCAAGAACATTAAATTATCGCTGTTAGAAAAAGCAGTAAACAAGAACAAAAAAATAAGATGATAGCAACTATAGAACCAATTATAGAAGTTTTAGAAACACTAGAAAGTGATATAGAAAAATATGAATATATCATAGAGTTAGGTGAAGAACTACAATCTGGTGATACAGAATTAATTGAAGATAACTTTGTTGCAGGTTGTCAAAGTAAAGTATGGGTCTCACATAAACTTGAAGACGATACAATGCAGTTTTACGCACACTCAGATAGTAAACTTGTTAGAGGTTTACTTCATATACTTACTGAAGCATTTAGTGGTTACCACCCTAATGATATGCTACAATTTAATACAGGCTCTGTAAGAAAGATACCTTTAGGTGCCCAATTAAGTATGCAAAGACAGTTAGGTATGATGAGTGTGTTTAAAAGATTTCAACATTTATCAAAACAATATACAGCATCAGCATGAAACAAAATGAAAAACCTTATCAATCGTTAGCCTGGATAGCCACTGCTCTCCTTATACTTGCCGCCTGTTTGGCAAGTTTTGTACCAGAACTAGAATATCATCATTACGCATTTATATCTGCTAATAGTTTATGGGTAGTAGTTGGGTTATTATGGAAAGAACAAACAGTTTGGATTATGAATACAGGACTAACTATGATTTATATTTTAGGATTATTACTTTGAGAATAGCAATTACAGGACATACCAAAGGCATAGGTAAAGCATGTTATGATTTATTAAGTGCAGAACATGAAGTTATAGGTATGAGTAGAAGTAATGGATTTGATATAAATCAAACTAAGCCTATCATAATGACTGCAAACTCCTGTGACGTTTTTATTAATAATGCTTATAGTGGTACACAACAGTCTTTTTTATTTGACGAGTTATTTAATTTATGGAGAGAGGACAATACAAAAACTATTGTAAACTTAAACAGTAGAAGCAAATACGATGGAGTTAGAACAACATTGTATGGAGCAGATAAAAAACATTTAGATCATATTGCACAATCAAATGTGTTTAGTGATATGAATAAAAGAGTTAGAGTAATTAATATAAATCCTGGATATGTAGACACAGATATGGTGCCTGATAGAGCAAAAGATTTTAACAAACTTACACCAATGCAAGTTGCAGAAACAATTAAATGGTGTATAGATAAACCGCAAGAAATAGAAATAAACGAGTTATCAATATGGTCGACCTGGTTGCAGTAGCAGAAGAAATGATTCAGTATGAAGCCGAGTTCAAACCCGGCGGGTTTGTTCATACACACATTAAACAAGGCAAGAGCGATCCTCTAGTTGCTATTAAAAGTGCTGTGGATAGGATGACCGACTTGTATGATCTCGAGCATCACCAAGTCGGCCAAGTAAGCGAAATAATCTTAGAAAAATTAGTTTAAGTCGTTATACACCCCTAGTATTTCTACAACCGCTGGGTGTCTTTCTACATCTTTACTTGTGAATTCAATGACTTTAATGTATTCTGATTGTCTATTATCCAACCTCTCTAAAAAGTCTTTAAGTCCATTATCTCCAAACCCTCTGTCATGTTGACGCAGGTCTCCTGTAATAACCATTTTACTACCTATACCTATTCTTGTTAATAGCATTTTCATTTGTTCAGTTGTTGCATTTTGCATTTCATCTGCAATAACAAAAGCATTTTTAAATGTTCTACCACGCATATATGCCAATGGTGCTATCTCAATAATGTTTGCATCGATCATATTTTCTATGTGACTGGGTGTAAAGTGTTCTTCAAATATATCTATAATAGGCCTAGTCCAGGGAGCCATTTTATCCTGTAAAGTACCAGGTAAAAAGCCGTGTTGCTCATCAACACTTATTGCAGGTCTTGTGATAATAATCTTAGACACCATACCAGACATTAACGACTGAATTGCTTTCTTCGTACTTATTAACGTTTTACCCGTTCCTGCAGGTCCTACTGCAAATGTAATTGACGTACTCGTATGCTCTAATGACGCAAGTAAGTTGTCTTGGGTTATGTTTCTAGGTACTACTGTACAATTTGCTGTTTTCGTATTATATCTGTTATCAAGTTTCAATATTAATCCCTCCGTATGTAATTGGCGTATGCTCGCCTTGAATTCTCGTTCTTTACGTTTTTTTCTTGACATGGTTGTCTCCTTTTTCGAGCCATAAAAAAACCGTGCATGACGTCCATGAACGGTTCGGTTCTGTATATGTTTCTCCTACAACTTTTAGAATGGTTGTTAATCATTGTATTATTATTTAGTATTAACCGTCAATGTTAAAACAACTCATTTAATAACTTTGATAAATACTTGTATGTCAAAATATACATCTGAAGATATTAACAACACTATAAAGGCGATTAACCAAGATCGTACTTTACTTGATATGCTTTTAGAAGTAGATGGCCTATTAGAACATTTAGGTATATATGCTTTTAAGAACTGGCGTAAAGGTAAAGTTGTTGAAGTAGGTCGTCCTAGTAAGTATTGGATAAATCTTACTTTAATGTACGATAAAAAAGAAATGCCTGACCCAGAAGGAGCATTACGTTTAACGAATAAAGACTGTAAAGTTAAGTTTAATGAAGACGTATTTGAGTATCCTAAAAAGATTATGGGTCCAGATGACATCGAAGTTGAGATTAAACGTAATAGAATATTCAGAAAGACTAAACTTGAAAGCGATCCTGTTTGGTTAGTTGAATTAAAGATACCAAGAAAGTATGTAGAGCATTACGATAATAAAGAAACTAAGATGAATGATGATGTAATTTCAACACAAGATGCTGGTGAAGGTGCTATGTTGCAACAAGGAGTTGATACAACTGCTCCTAATCCAGGCTTATCCGCAGACCCAGGAGCAATATAATGAAGCATGGTGAATTAATTGATCTAGTCATACCTAAAGTAAGTTTAGATGAATTCTCTCCAAAGACAGGCGAAAACAAAGATGTTATCGTTTTAGGCTTTTATGTAGATGACTTGGAACCTGCAAAAGACTTATCAAACTTTATCGAAACAGGTGCCTATGAAACACTTGATGTAGAGGCATCACCAGCCTCTAATGACGAAGGTCATTACATGGTATTTGTTGAAATGAAAAGAAACGAGGAAGTATTTGAAAAGTTAAACAAAATTATACATGATGTAGAAAATTTATCAGGTAAATTGCTTTGGAAAGTAAAACCTTACTATGCTGAAGAAGATTATAAGTTATCTGAAAACACATGGAAAGAATTCGTTATAGTGGAACCAGATATGTATGTAGATAAAAAAACATTTCAAGAACGCAGAGTAGAAGCAAAAGAAGAAGAATATAAAGAAAACTTAGGAAACTTTTTAATTGACAGTTTAATGTCAAACGTAAGTTTAGATAAAGACACAGAAAAAGACACAATACAATTTACAAGAGGTAAGAGAGTATTTGAGTTTGAACTTGTCAACTTTGGTCAAAAGGATATATTAGAAGATATATCAACAGAGCCTATTAGAAGTATGTTAAGTGATGATCTAGCATTTGCAGATGCAATAGGTAAGTCCTATGCAATAAACAACTTTAGTGAAGGTAGATTTACTATCACTAGAGAAGATAGCAATGATGTTATGTTGCTGAGAAAAATATGAGAGTTGAGATACTAGAAGTTTTAGAATCACACTTTGGTAGCGATAAGAACATAACTATTGATAGTCATTTAATAGATGATCTAGGCGGCGATGAATTTGACGTGGTTGATGTATTTGTTCAGTTAGAATCCAAATTAGGTATATCCATACCAGAAGAAGAAACATTTGATATAATGACTGTGTCTGCACTATGTGAGGTAGTTGAGAGACATGTTGGGTCAGATTAAATTAGCACTTTTTTTCATAATGATACTAGGAGCCGGTGGTGGCTTATGGTATGTTCAACATTTGAAATCAGAAAACGAAATATTAACACTTAATAATGCAAAACTAGAAGAGTCTGTTGAAGGACAAAAAGCAGTCATTCAACAACAATTACAAGACATAGAACAAATACAAAGTATTAGTAAAGACTTACAAGAAAAAAATGCCAGACTAACAGCGGATCTCAATGTTGCAAATGAAAAATTTAATAAAATAAATGCTTCAGGTGACAGAAGAGATATGGGTGACTTGGCTTTGAATAGACCAAAGAGTGTTGAAAGAATAGAACGCAAAAGAGAAAAACAAAAAGCAAGGTGTTTTGAAATAGCACAAGGCTCGCCATTAACAGAGGAGGAATTAAATGCAACTAAGAAATCGCAAACTAATGCAGAATGCCCTAATATTGCCAATCCTAATTACGTTCCTTATTAGCGGTTGTGCAAGTACAAAACAACTTGAAATCTTTACAAAAGAAGTAGAACGTGTAGATTTAAATATACCTTTACCCCCTATAGAAACGTTGGAAGAAGTTAATCTAATAATTATTACAAGCGAAAACCAGGAAGAAGTATTTGAAAAAATGAAACAAGCAGGTATTGACCCTGTGATATTTGGATACAGCGATGAGGATTGGGAACTTGTTTCTAAAAATAATGTAAGATTGCGTAACCAACTTATTAGATACAAAGAAATAATTGAAGCATACAAAGAATATTACGAGCCAGAAAAGGCCGAAAACGAAGATTAGCACTTGACAATTCTGTCTAAAACTGTATAATAAATTAATATGGATCACTACCAAACATTGGGTGTTAGCCGCGATGCTGACGCCTCTGAAATTAAAAAAGCCTATCGTAAATTAGCGATGAAGCATCACCCTGACAAAGGCGGTGACGAACAGCAATTTAAGGATATTCAAAACGCATACTCAGTACTAAGTGATCCACAAAAACGTGCTGAGTATGACAACCCTAATCCTTTCGGTGGCTTTGGTGGTGGTGATCCTTTTGGCTCTGGTAATCCTTTTGCTGATATATTTGGCGATATATTTGGTAGAAGAACACAACAAAGAGCACAGAACTTCGATGCACAAACAGAACTGCAAATAAGTCTAGAGGAAGTTTATACAGGAACAACACAAAGAATAGATATTGGCTCTGGCTTAATTGATTTAAAAATACCTAAAGGTGTGAGAGAAGGTACAAGATTTACAATACATGGTAAAGGTCCACAACAAGATCCTAATTTACCACCAGGCGATTTGTTTGTACGCATAAGATATAGACCCAACTTTGAATATGGTAAAGAAAATAATAATCTTATAGGTATATTAGAAGTTGACTATCTTGATGCAATTATAGGTGCGTCAGTAAATGTAAGACACATAAGTGGTAGAATGTTAAGTGTTACAATACCTCCAGACACACAACCAAATGCTCTTCTGAGATTAAGGGGCGAAGGTTTTACTGATCCACAATCAAGTATTGTTGGAGATTTTATTATAAGAGTGCAAGTAACACCGCCTGAAAGATTAAGTGATGAGCATAAACGTCTTTTACAAAGAATTCAACAAGAACGCAGGAGAAACAATTAAATAGTAATATGAACATTGAAGGAATATTAGAACGAGCATTCGAAATATCTAAGCAGTTTGAACACGAGTATATGACTATTGAGCATGTCGTATTGGCACTTATTAAAGATAAAGAAATTAAAAAAGTTCTTAAAGAGTGTGGTGTTGATATGAAACAACTAGAGGCTGATCTAGTTACATATCTTAATGACGACCAATATAATAATTTAAAGTCTGAGGGCGGTAATACTGGTGAGCCTAGAAAAACTGTAGCAGTAGAAAGAATATTTCAAAGAGCATTTGCTCAAAGTATTTTCAATGGCAGAGATAAAATATCTGCTATAGATTTATTAGTAAGTATATCTAATGAAGAAAATACACATGGTTCATACTTCCTTGCAGTTAATGGTTGTCATAGAGAAACATTGTTAGACGTTTTAGGTGATGTTGTAGAAGGCGAATTTGTAGAAGAAGAAAATGATTACATTAAAAATCTAAATGAAGAAGCCTTAAACGGTGGCATAGATCCATTAATAGGTAGACAGCAAGAAGTCACAGACGTTGTTGAAATACTTGCTAGGCGTAAAAAGAATAATGTTTGTTTAGTAGGTGAGCCTGGTGTAGGTAAAACTGCTATTGCAGAGGGTATGGCTTGGAAAATAATTAATAAACAAGTACCAAAAACATTAGAAGATAAAACAGTTTTTCAAATAGATGTAGGTAATATGTTAGCAGGTACAAAGTTTAGAGGAGACTTTGAAGAGCGACTTAAAAGTGTATTGGATCAATTAGAAAAGAATGACAATGCAATATTGTTTATAGATGAAATACATATGATTATGGGAGCCGGTAGTGCAGGAAGTAGTCAAGTAGATGCCGCTAATATGTTAAAGCCTTTATTGGGTAAAGGTAAACTTCTTTGTATAGGAGCAACAACACCAGACGAGTTTGCAAGTACATTTGAAAAAGATAGAGCACTAATGCGTAGATTTGCTAGACTGGATATAGAAGAAACAACATTAAAAGACACAATAGAAATTTGTAGAGGGTTACAATCGCACTATGAAGATTTCCATAAAGTAAAATATGAAGAAGGCTCTATAGAAAAAGCATGTGAACTAGCAGATAGATATGTTAAAAACAAATACTTCCCAGACAAAGCATTAGATATTGTAGATGCCGCAGGTGCCGTTTCAAAGGTATTGGGCAAGAAAACTGTTAAATTAGATGCTGTAGTTAAACAAGTATCTAAACTTGCAAAAATCAAAGAAGAAGTAGTAGATGTTAAAGATACTAAAGGATTTAAGAACTTAGATAAAAAGATTAAAAAGAAAGTTTTTGGACAAGATGAAGCAGTAGATAAACTTGTAGAAAGTATCCTAGTTAGTAAAGCAGGATTACGAGAGCCTAACAAGCCAATTGGCAGTTTCTTATTTGTAGGGCCAACAGGTGTAGGTAAAACAGAAACAGCAAGAGCATTGTCTGAAGAGTTAGATATTAAACTTATAAAGTTTGACATGTCAGAGTATATGGAAAGACATAGTGTAAGTAAATTAATTGGTGCTCCTCCAGGATATGTTGGACATGCCGAAGGCGAATTAGGGCAAGGTATGTTGCTATCTGAAATAGACAAAAACCCTAATTGTGTATTACTATTAGACGAAGTAGAGAAAGCCGCACCAGAAGTATTACAAGTATTACTACAAGTTATGGACGATGGTAGACTTACAGGTGCCACAGGTAAAAGTGTTGACTTTAGTAATGTTACACTTATTATGACAAGTAACTTAGGTGCCGCAAAAGCAGAGTCAAGTAAAATAGGTTTTGGTGAAGCATCATTTAAGGACACTGATATCAAAGCAGTTAAAAGTTTCTTTACTCCAGAGTTTAGAAATAGAATAGATGCATACGTTAAATTTAATAAACTAGGAATGAAGGAAGTCAATCTTATTGTAGATAAGATTGTAAAAGAAACTAATGAACTGTTAAAAGTAAACGACAGCAAAATTACAATAGAACTTACAAAGGCCGCTAAAAAATACATTGCAGAGAATGGATTTGAACCTTCAATGGGTGCAAGACCTTTAAAACGTTTATTTGAAAACGAAGTTAAAAAGCCTGTAAGTAAAAAGATTTTGTTTGATAAAATTGAAGAAGGCACAATATTAGTAGATTATATTGCACAATTTGAATTCACAGTAAAATGATTGGTAACAAGGTTTCTAATACCACTATACACCCAAGTTGTAAACTTTGGTGGAGCAAGTATCACTATAAAGTCACTTTACAAGGCAATAGGCTTGTACACGATGCCATGGTAATGAGAGATATGGATGACTTTCATTTAAACGTTGTATTCAAAGAATGGGACAGTATTAAAAATGTATGGAATAGAAATCTTACATATTATTTCAAAAGTGCAGATGTTTGTAAACAATTTATAAACAAGTTTGAAGAACACATAATCAAAGCAGAAGGTGTACGAACGCAAGAAGAATTAGATGTTATCAATGATGATACTAAAATATTAAGGCGTCGCCTGTTTTTTAATAAATACAGGTATGTAATACACGAAGTAATGCCAGACAAACAAAGAGTAGAAAAATACAAAAAGTTGACTGGTAGTATGAATGCTAGATTTTTTGATGATAGCACTAATTGGCGATATTACATTTACTTGGCACATAAAAAAGATGTTGCCAAACTACAACTGACATTAGGCAAAATAGATAATGTGCAGAAAGTAGTATTACTAGAGGAAATTTAAATGGGATTATTTGGCAGAGATACTAAATTAGATAGAGAAGCAGTTTTTGAACAACTGAAAATAGATGAAGGAGTAGTAAATGAAATCTACCATGACCACCTTGGCTACCCAACATTTGGTGTCGGGCATCTCGTACTTGAATCTGACCCAGAGCATGGACAAGCACTTGGTACGTCAGTATCAGAAGAAAGAGTTAAAGAATGTTTCGAAAAGGATCTTGATACAGCAATTAATGAGTGTGAGTTACTATACGAAGAAGGGGTATTTGGAGACTTACCAGACGAGGTACAGCAAATCTTGGTTAACATGATGTTTAATATGGGTCGCACACGCCTTAGCAAATTCAAAAAAATGCACGCCGCAATCATAAAAGAAGACTGGAAAACAGCCGCAGTAGAGGGTAGAGACAGTCGTTGGTATAATCAAGTTACAAATCGTGCAGAAAGACTAATGAGTAGACTAGAGCAAGTTTAGTTAGATTCTTTTTAATGCCCAATTGAGATAAATACAATTGAGGCTACTATGAGAAGAACATTAGAAATGCTAGGAAATTCAAGCGATAAAATGAATCTTACTGGCGATAAAATTAAAGCAGATAGTTATTTCGGTTACACGGACGGAATCCATTCCATTAGTGTAAAGTTAAATGCTTTTGTAGGCAAAATCAAACTACAAGGTTCCCTATCACTTTCCCCTGCAGATGCAGATTGGGGTGATGTAAAACTAATTGAAAAAGCATCTGCAACCACAGGAACAGAAATTCACACATTCAAAGGTAATTATGTATATTTACGGGCCGTACTTGATAGATCAGGTGTTGGTGACGGTAGCACATACATTACTGATTATGGTAGTATCTCACAAATTTTATTAAGTAATTAAATTATAATAGTTGATAAATACATTATAATTGCAATTTAATATAGGAATACTATGCCAAACGTAACAGGAGATAATTTAACTTTTAATATAGACGGGATTGCAAATAATCAAATCCTTGTTTATAATGCCAGTCAGGGCATTTTTGTTGCACAAGACAGTTTATCCACAGATGCCAATGCCGCAATAGTAGGTGGTGGTAATGTAGGTACTTCAGGCGTAGGTGTATTCTCAGCCAAAGATGGCACACAATTAAAGTTTAAGAAGATTGCAGGTTCAGGTGCAACAAGTGTTAGTGAATCAGCAAATGTTATTACAATATCTTCAACAGCCTATGTTCAACCAACTCCAGTAGTCTCACACAAAATAAATGGAAATGCCTACGTTATATCAGGTAGGAACTTTGGTAACAATGCAAACATACAGGCTTTTGCAGGTATTTTAAATAATGCAAATTATCCTACTAACAGTCAAAGTGCAGGATTTGATGCTAAGACAAGATTTGTAATTGGTTCAAATGATCAAACTGACGTTGAAGTTAATTCACAACATAGTATTTTATTAAGAACAAAAAGCACAGATGGACATATTGAAGTTAGAAGTGCTAACAGTACAGTATTTTATGTAGGTAGTAGTTCAAGTACATCACCAGCATTAAAAATAAATTCTAACAAAAGTACAACTTTTGCTAACGCATTTACACTTCCTTCATCAGATGGTACTAATGGTCAAGTATTAGTTACTAATGGTTCAGGTGCAGTTAGTTGGACAACTTTAAGTACAGGCGGTATTACTGCAAGTCAACTTCAAGCCAACTTAGCAAACTATATTCCTAAAAATGCAACTAGCACACCAGACGTAACAAATGCTTACGATATTGGTAGTAGCAGTTTAAAATATTTAAACATACATGCTAGTAGATTTCAAGGTGTGGCAGACTTTGCCACCAAATTAGGTAGCAGTGGTCAGAACCTATCATACAGTACATTAGCAAATGCATTAATTAGCACAAATAATCTAAGTGATGTTGCTAGTGTATCTACTGCTAGAACAAATTTAAGTGTTTACAGTAAAGCAGAAGTAGACACTAAACTAGATACTGCTCAATTACAGAACGCAATAGGAACTGTTACTTCAGTAGGTTCCGCAAATACAATTACTGCAAACAGTTCTACAACCAATATTAGATTTGAAGGCGGAACTGGTATAAATGTTAATCAATATAGCAGTAACAATACAATACAATTTTCAAAATCAGATGCCACTACAGGTGTTTTCAAAACTATTGATGTAGACGGTACAGCCGTTATTGCAGATACTAATACAGATACACTTAATTTAAGAAGTGGTTCTAATGTAAGTTTTGTAACTAATACAGGCACTGATACAATTACAATAGATGCAACATTAGACGATGCTTCTATTGACAAATATACTAAAGGACAAGTTAATACATTATTAAGTGCAAATGTTTCAGCATTAAGATTTTATAAAACAGTAGCAGGTGACACAGGTTCAACTGCCGCTAGTGCCAAAGATGATACATTTACTATTACAGGTGGCGATGGTATTACTACAGCAGTTACAGGTGATACTGTTACAATTACTAATACCCAATTAAACACAGGTATATTTAAAAATATAGGTGTTACAGGACAAAACACCATTATAGCAGAAAACAATCAAGATACATTAAACTTTGAGGCTGGTGCAGGTATATCAATAACAACTGACACTAATTTAGATAAAGTTACTATTACTAATACAGGCAGTGGCGGAGGTGGTGGTGTATCCGAAGCATTTAAAAATGTAGCAGTACAAGGCGGTAATACAGTAGTAGCCAACGTAGCCGCAGATACATTAACATTTGTAGCAGGTAGTAATGCAACTATTACTGCTGATAGCAGTAACCAAACAATTACAATTGATTCTACACTATCTGGATCAGGAACAAAAGGTGAACCAGGAGTAGCCGGCCCGGCAGGTAATGATGGATCAGATGGAGCAAAAGGACAAAAAGGTGAAGTAGGAGAGGCTGGCACAACAGGTCCGGCAGGACCACAAGGTACAGCAGGTAGTTCTGGTGCATCAGGTCCGGCTGGAGATAAGGGTGATAAAGGTGAGCAAGGTGCTCAAGGAACACAGGGTTCAGCAGGTGATAAAGGGGCTCAAGGTGCTCAAGGAGACGTAGGAGCAACTGGACCAGGTGGAAGTGCTGGAGATAAAGGTTCAAAAGGAGAAGTAGGTCCACAAGGTGCTCAAGGTGTTGCTGGAGATAAAGGTGATACAGGATCACAAGGACCACAAGGAACCGCAGGTGTTACTGGACCACAAGGTAATGTAGGACCAGCAGGTGACAAAGGAGAGCCAAGTTCAGTAGCAGGACCACAAGGACCTTCAGGTAATGCTGGAGACAAAGGACAAAAAGGAGCAACAGGTGTTACTGGCCCAGGTGGTAGTGCTGGAGACAAAGGTTCAAAAGGTGAACCAAGTGCAGTCGCTGGACCACAAGGACAAAAAGGAGACACTGGCGCACAAGGACCACAAGGAGATACAGGTGCAACTGGACCAGCAGGAGCAGATAGTACAGTAGCAGGTCCAACAGGTCCACAAGGTAATACAGGTCCAGCAGGTCCACAAGGAGATAAAGGACAGAAAGGAGCCGGTGGCGATAAAGGACAAAAAGGAGAATTAGGTGTTCAGGGTTCAACAGGACCTCAAGGCGCACAAGGTGATAAGGGTGAACAAGGTGCCCAAGGACCAGCAGGTGGTACAGGCCCAGTAGGACCACAGGGTAATGTAGGTGCAACTGGACCAACAGGACCGGCTGGGGATAAAGGAACAAAAGGTGATTATGGTGGCCCAACTGGACCAACAGGGGATAAAGGACAAAAAGGAGAAATTGGTCCTCAAGGAAATTCAGGTAATACTGGACCAACTGGACCAGAAGGTGACAAAGGTAACGCAGGTAACACTGGACCAGCAGGACCAGGCGGTAGTGCTGGAGATAAAGGACAGAAGGGTGAACCTAGTTCAGTAGCAGGACCGGCCGGACCAGCAGGGGACAAAGGTGCTCAGGGTGATGCTGGTGCAGGTGGATCAGCAGGAGACAAAGGACAAAAAGGTGAAGCAGGCGGTGGCGGTGGAGGCTCAGGTGCCGCTATAGAAAGATTAAAATTAAATTATGACACATCAGGCAATTTAACAAGTGTTTCAGACACTACATCAGGCATTAATGCAACAACAATTACTAGTGCCGCAGGTGCAGAACTTGAAATACAATTTACTGGATTTAGTTATCCTCCAGGAGCAATCATGTCATATGGTTATAACTATCCACAAAACAAGTATAACTTTAATGCTATTACAAGTGATTGGACTACGAGAACAATAGACGGCGGTGGTTCAAGTGGTTCACCAACAGCATTTGGAAGTTTCTCAAATATAGACTTAAAAGTATCTGAGGCGATAACAGGAGCCAGTAGAAGTTTTGGTCAAGCAACACATGCCTGGCTAACATTTATTATGGCGGACTAATATCATGTCTTATAAGACAAGTCACATAGAATTAAACGTACCAAACAAAGTATTAGGAGTTAGTGTTACTAGCATTACAGGTAAAACCATATGGGCTCATGCTAACGGATCTAATGACAGATGGTACTCAGGTGGAGCCGCACCAAAAAATTATCAATGGACTATAGCATTTACTGTTACATCACAAGCACATGGTTCTCACTTAACTAGAAAGGACAGAGAATTTAACGCACTAGATGTTAGTGTAGGTGATTGGATAGCAGGTGCATCTGATGGTAAATGTTTAAAGATTATATCTATTAGTGCTAAAAGTACATCTGCTGTCACATGTGTTGTAGAAGATGTAGCAAGATATAATACATTTAAAAGCAGTTCAGGTAATGGTATCTTTGGTTCGGGTAGTGCCGTTGTTTTTACACTGAACGAAAGTGGACACCCAATGCTAGATCCACTACCAAGTGGTATAGTTAGTTCAGACTTTTATGCAAACGTAAACAGTAGATTCCAATACTTAAACCCGCAACTAAACTATTTGCTAGAAAAAACTGCACATGGCTTTAGTGTAGGAGATGTTGTTGCTGTGAGTAATCAAGGAACATTTGTTAAGGCAAATAGTGCCTTAATAGATAAAGCATTTGGTGTAGTAACTGAAAACGGACCTGGACCAGATAGTTTTATGATATCACCTAACAATAGAATTATAGACTTTGTACCAGCAATACCTGGTAATGCAGGAGATTATGTATATGCAGATACTGATGGAGACTTAACTACAACCAGTACTGGTAAAATAATGTTCTTAAAAATTAAGAACGCAGTTGAAACAACCACAACAGGTAGCACAACAAATCCTACAGTAGTTGATGGAACTGTAGTTACGTTTAATGGTGTTTCTCATACGTTTAATGGGTCTGGTACAGAAAGTTCTCTAGCAGAGATAGTTAGCCAAATAAATGGATTAAGTGGAACCAGTATTGTTGCAAGTACAACACCAGCACCCACAACAGTCAGTTCTACTGCGAGTGGTACTGCTTATGGATTAGTAGGTGGATATACAAATTTCAGTGCTATATTTAATGCAGGTAGCGGTAACACAACTGTAAACTTTACAACCAATACTGCAGGGCAGGCCGCATATAGTCAGAATGTTGCTATACCAGAAGACATGGCAACAGACATAAATGCCGCAAGTATTCCCAATTTAACAGCAACGTTCACAAGTAGTGTACTAACACTTACAGAAGCAAATGGTAATGCAATTAATATTTTCAATAGTAGTAATGATGCCAATGATAAACCTTATGTAGGAGCAAGTAATGTATCTGGACTACCGTCATTTACATCTGCAAGTACTGGTAATAAATTAACATTAACAAGAACAAATGGCGGACCTATTAATATATTTGATAACGCAGGAACATTTGAAGCAAACTGTGGTATCTTTAGTGTACATAATGGTTCCTTCCCATTAGCAATGAATGTAGAACAAGGTCTTAAAAATGCTACTGTTACAGTTGTTGCTGACATTAGTGCTAGAAACAATTTAAGTCCTACAGTAGGAGACCAAGCATACGTCTTAAATGCTGGTGATAGTGAATGGGCATTATACTTATATGATGGCTCAGCATGGTCTAAAGTGTCAGACGAAGATAGTGCTAACACAGATGCACAAACACTAACAAATACAGTGACAGCACCATTCAGTGGATTTGGTAACAGTCAAAATGTATCAATGGGTAGTGTATCACCTGGTGGTAAAATACAAAGCATTAGTGTTGATGTGCATACAGCATTCACAGGTGGTTCTCAAGAGGCAACTATTGAAGTTGGTACCACAACAGATAACGATCAATTACATGCTGGAACAGAAAATGACACAACAGAAGTAGGCACTTATATCTCAAATCCAGAGTTCGTACACCCTTCAGGGGAATCATCAGAGTACGATATTAATCTAAGAATCAATCATTACGGAGCCACAGCCGGCAACGTAACAGTCAAAGTCACTTATATCTAAGCAAAGGCCAATATTTTTGGCTAAGTTAAGATAAATACAAGTAGACATACATCACACACTATTCCGGAACAGTGAAAAATATTAAACTCTCAGGGAGATAACAAATGGCAGATGTAAAGAATTTTGGTCTAAAAGGTATTTCCAATGACGTTCAATTAGGAAAAGGTGGAGGCCGATTTAAGTGGGTTAGTGCGAATGACAGATTCGAATTCACAGGGTCAAACGGTTCAACACTAAAGGCTATTAGAGCCGCCAATGTTGACGTCCAAGGAACATTACTTTCAGACGATATAACATCAAGTAGTGTAACGGTTAACGGTGACGCAGTCATTACAGGTGACTTAACTGTTAATGGTTCTACGACTACAGTCAGTTCAACAAATACAACCATTGCAGATTCTATATTAGAATTAGCAACAGGTACAACAGGTACTCCTTCCAACGACGTGGGTCTTGTCATCGAACGTGGTGATAGTGACAACGTATTTATTGGTTGGGACGAGTCTGCTGATAAAGTTAAAGTTGGTACAGGTTCTTTTACAGGATCTAGTTCAGGTGCTTTAACAATAGCAGTTGCAGATTTTGAAGCAAAAGTAATTACAGGTACAAGTTTAACAGACGGTACAGCAACTATTACTTCAGGTGCAGTAAGTGGTTTAACAACAATTGGTGCTAGTGGACTAGCAACAGTTGGTAGTTTAACAGACGGTACAGCAACCTTAAGTGGTGGTAGTTTAACTGGTATAGTAAACGTCACAGCAAGTGGTACAGTACAATTTGGTTCTATAAGCGATGGTTCAATTACAGTAACAGCATTTGTAGACGAAGACAATATGGCATCTAATAGTGCTACATTGATTCCTACACAGCAATCTGTAAAAGCATACGTTGACGCACAGTTGACAGCATCAGACCTAGACTTCCAAGGTGATTCAGGTGGAGCATTATCAATTGACTTAGATAGTGAAGCACTTGTTATCGCAGGTGGTACAGGTTTATCATCAGTAGGTGGTGATAATACAGTTACTTTGAACCTAGACAATACAGCAGTATCGGCTGGTTCATATGGTAATGCAACAGCAATACCTAATTTGACTATTGATGCACAAGGTCGTATAACAGCGGCAAGTACTTCAGCAATTTCTACAAGTTTCACATTAACTGGTGACAGTGGTTCAAACCAAACTGTCAACGGTGGTGATACACTTGATATTGCAGGTGGTACAAACATTTCAACTGTAGTTGGTGCAACTGACACTTTAACAGTAAACTTGGATGCTACTTTAAGTGGTATGACAGCAGGTACATTTAGTGGATCACTACAAGGTGGTACATTAACAGATGGGACTGCTTCTATCAATTCAGGTAGTGCAACAGGATTAGTAAACGTTACAGCATCAGGTGTTGTAAGTTTTGGAACTCTAACAGACTCAGGTGAGTCAATTGCAGTTACAAAATTCGTTGACGAAGGTGATGGTATTAGTAACAATGATAATGATACTACAATACCAACATCAGCGGCAGTTAAAGACTATGTTGATAACAACGCAGGTGACGGGCAACTATTAAGAGCAAGTTTCACAGCAAACAGCAGTGACTCTACTTTTAATATTGGTACAGTACCTAACGTTACAGGAAGAACTTATTACGCAAGTAGAGTAATTCTTGATGTTACAACAGCACTATCAGGTGGTTCAGTAGATGGCATGTTAGTTAAAGATAACGCAGGTAGTGGTAATACACTAGCGGCGGCTACTGCAAATGACATTGCGATTGGAACTTATGTTATAGACTTACCTTATGCTTCAGCATTGACAAAAAATGCGGCTATTAGAGTACAATTTGTACAATCTAATGGTTCTACAGCGGCTACACCAACAGGTGGGGTTGTTGTCGGTGCAGTTGAATATAAGTACGTCTAATAGTTAATTAGACCTTACATAATAACTTGGAAAAGCGGCTTCGGTCGCTTTTCTTTTGACTTGACATTGTACAAAAATGAGTATATAATATGAGCATGAAAGAAAAGATAATACTAACAGACTGCGATGGTGTGGTTCTAGATTGGGAATTTGCGTTCTATAATTGGATGGAACACAGAGGACATGAACCAGTAGAGGATCATCGTTTAATTTATAGCATCAGAGAAAAGTTTAATTTAAAAAACGACACAACTGGTGATCAAGTAATTAAAAATTTTAATGAAAGTGCGGCAATAGGATTTTTGCCACCTTTAAGAGATGCACAATATTTTGTTAAAAAATTACATGAGCAACATCAATATCAATTTATAGCAATTACAAGTCTTAGTCTAGACAAGTATGCACAAGAACTTAGAAATAAAAATCTTAATAAGTTATTTGGTGAAGATTGTTTTAAAGAAGTAATTTGTTTAGATACTGGTGCTGATAAAGACGAAATACTTTTAGAGTATGGTAAAAAGTACCCAGGTGCTTTTTGGATTGAAGACAAACCTCAAAATGTCAATTGGGGCATAGATGCCGGACTAAATGGAGTCTTAATAGAACATGGACATAACATGGATTATACTGGTCATGCAAATGTCTGTAAAAATTGGGAAGAAGTTTACAAATTAATTACTGGTAAATAGGTTGACACCTACCCTGTATTTTGCTATAATATATACATAATTTAGCAAAAACAGACGGTAGGAGGTCTTTATGCAAAACTTAAACACAACAAATCAAAGCAAAGACAAGATCACATCATGCCCAGGTATGTGGATTGGTTCTTTTACTTGCTACAACACAAACGATGATGATGGCAAATCAGTAAATATCCAACTTACCGGTTTAGAAGAAATGTGGTATGGACACGAAGAGAACATTAATCATCCTGAAGGTTCAGAATACCCTGAGAGTATAAATGTTCCTCATTTGAAGTTAATGAGAGAAAGAGTTTTTGATAGTGTTTTAGAAAGAACTGGCATTGATGTTAGAAAATTTGATAGCATTATACATGCTTTAACATCTCCTGCTAAAAATCCAGATGGTACATTAATTGAAGATGTGTATAGCAAGAGAATTATAAGAAACGTACAACCACAAGATGGTGTATTTTCAGAATTTGCCTTAGAAGGATTGGAGAACTTTTAATGAATATTAAGAAAGCAAAAACAGGTAAGTGGTTCGAGGATCAATATAATCTCAAAGACTTACTGGCACTTTCTGTAGCAGTCAATAGAATCAATGATGGCTATATCAAAAAAGATGCAAACATCGAAATTGACGACAACGATGTGCAAGTAAAGTTACCTAATCTTTTTATTATTAACAATCATCTTAAAATAGAAAAGTTCAAAACAACTGCGATTAAGAATACACTTGAAACTTACTATGATGACGTAGAAGTTTTAGAAAGCGATTCAGAAGATGTTGATCATATGATTAGATACTTCAAAGGTCTTAGTCTTAAAGCAATCAAAAGAAATATTAGTGATTTTGAAAAGAACATACTTAGTATCATTAAAAAGGACTATGTTCAATATAAAGACATTGGTATAATTGCTAGTTTACCTAGTGTGTTTGCTAACGGACAAAAGCAACGAGCATTTAACAAGTATGAAAAACAACTTGCTAAAAGCAGTAATCATGTAGGTACATTACATGAACGTGATTCTTTTGAAGTAGAAATAATACATAAGAAATACATTTGGAGAAGTAGCAGTTATCTTTATGTTGCTAAAGAGGACAACACTAACTTGGTTAAGTTCTTTTCTTCTCTAGGTGATGTAAATGTAGGTGACACAATAAAAATTACTGCCTATGTGAAAGACCATACTAAAGGTAAAATATCAGGTGGTAATGAAACTTACTTTAACAGAGTTAAGATTTCTTAAGAGTCGCAATCAAATAAATCATTATTCTTTGCATATGGTCCGGTTCTTTAGTTAGGTCCGGACAACTATGCCAACCTTTACTACTTCTTGGTAAAATATATGCTCTATTAGGAACATAGGGCATTTGGTGTCCCATTTTAACCAATGTACTATCCTCCCCAAATGTTGGATCTAATCCTTCATCAATTGCTTGATCATATGCACAATCAACCTCCCAAAACATTGTGCCTGTATGAGCAAATTCATCATCCATTGCTAATGAATGCTGGACTGTATAATAATAAGATGGGTGGTCAACGTGGACATCGTGTACAGAATTTTTATTTGTATCCATCCACATAAAAGGTTGGTTTACATTTACATTGGAGGACATATTCATTACATTACCTATTGCATCTAAAACCTCTTGACTTCTGTAAACGTATTCAGTAGCAATTCTTAATGCTTCTTGTTGTTCATTTGGTCCTATGTGATATCCGTGCCTGCCTGGTAACTCTTCGTTTTGCCATTCATTTGGAACACATTGTTGAACTTTTTGATAAAGTTCTGGGTGCATAAAGTTTTCTATGTCCATTACATGTAACTTTTCAGAATTCACAGGAGGCGTATTTATTATTCTATCTACGGTCCATTGCGTGTATTCTGTTGACATACATATATTTATTAAAAAGATAAATATAGTTAAGTCCTAATAGGATTTGACTACATGTTTACATGTAGACTAGCAAATTGCTAGACAAGTACATATTGGAGAGACGTAACTAATGGCAGTCATTTTAAATGCCAAAGGTACCTCGCAAAGCAATTTTAGAATTGGAAAACGCGGTTCTAGAATTTATGGGACGTCTGACGCACCTAGTGATGTCAGTAATATCTCAACAGGTGATCTTTGGTTTGATTCAAGCAACACATTATTAAAAATTGCAACTGTATCCGGTGGAGAAGTAACATGGAACATGTTAGATGCTGGAACTGTTGACGGTATTAATAGTACTGCATTTGCCAGAGTTGATCAATCTCCAACATTCAGTTCAGATGTAATTATATCAGGTAATCTAACTGTAAGTGGTTCAACTACCACAGTCAATACACAAGAACTTAATATTGCTGATAATGAAATAGTATTAAATAGTGATCTACCAGCAAACCAACCCGCAACAGCAAATGCCGGCATTCTTATTAATAGAGGTAACGAAAGTAATGTACACATACGTTGGGATGAAGGCGAAGGTGAATGGACGGTAAATGGAGAAACATTTAGTGCTGGTTCATTTGTAGGAAATTTAAGTGGTAATGTAACAGGAAGTATAGCACCAAATGGTTCGCCAAATGTTATCAGAGCAAACACTTTTATTGTTACAGGTGCTACAGCAACAGCCAAGTTTGGTGATAATGCAAAAGCAAATTTTGGTGCAAGTGATGACTTACAAATATATCACAATGGCAATAACAGTTTCATTGACGATGCTGGTACTGGTTCTTTATTCATAAGATCAGGTACAACATACTTTCAAAATTTAGCAGGTACAAAAACTAGTATTCAAACAAATTCAGGTGGTGCTCAACAATTTTTCCACAATAATAGTGTTAAGTTAGCAACAAGTTCAACAGGAATATCTGTAACAGGTACAGTTAATATTAATAGTGCATACAGTTTTCCAACAGCAGATGGTACATCTGGACAAGTTTTAAGAACAGATGGTAGTGGTGCTATTACATTTGGTGGTATTCCAGCAGGTGGCAGTAATACACATGTTCAATTTAATGATGCTGGTAGTTTAAATGGTGAGTCTAGTTTTGTATATAATAAAACAGATGATAAACTTACTGTTAAAAATTTACACATAACAGGTGTATTAAGTAGAGTACAAGATTACGGTGCAATTACACAATCTGCAAGTTCAGATGAAACATTTGATTATGGTTCAGTTACAGGTGATGATAGAAGACCTACATCACATGATAGTTATACCGTGGCTGAAGCAAATGCTTTATCAGGATTACAAGCAGGTGACATGATATTTGTTAGCAATGAAACCGGTGGAGCCACAATGGCATTCTTTGATGGCACTAACTGGAGAAGAACACAAGACAGGGCAGTCATAAGTTAGTAGGAGAAACAAATGGCAGATGAAATAGAAAAGAAAGTAGTACAGATAGAACTAGAAGTCGATACAAAAACAGTAGACAGCAGTAAGAATCCATGGCAGAAGTGGATCTTTCTAGCACAGGCAGTCGATGCCTGGAGAATATTCCCAAGAGCATTTTTGAGTGTTTATATATTCTTGCTATACTATTCAACTATTTGGTTTATGGGACTAGAAAATCCTAGTCTAGAACAAAGTGGTTTGATAAGTATTATTGTTGGTGCTGGTGCGGCCTGGTTTGGTCTGTATGCTGGTACAAGTAAGAAACCAAAAGAGTAATTATGGTAGATAAAGTAAGAAAGCATTTTGTAAGATTAGTATGTGAGAAAGAAATATCACGTGATGATATTGTAGATTTCTTTGACATTGTGCAAAGTGTTGTTCCTACCAAAGTATTTCAATCATATGATGGTAATGGAAACAAAGTTAAAGCAGAAGTTGTTCATTATGAATCAGATGATGTAGAGGTGTATGAGGTATTAACTGAAGAAGATATATCCGCATCTGAAGGTACTAAAATTGCTGAAATACTTGCAGAAGAATTAAATGTGGTCGATTGGGACTTTGAGGCCAGTACTGAATATTAGTACTTGACCACATTCTTTTTTTATAGTACAATCACTTTGATAATTAATAATATACACACAGGATTAATATGGCATTCAATAAAACATTCAATCAAGAAGAAGTCGCAAGACTTAAAAAACTAGTTCAAGAAGGAGACCAAGTCCTTTATGAAGTAGAATCACTCCAAGTAGGTTTAAGAGAAACTGTTAAAGCAATAGCAGAAGAAATGGATATTAAACCTGCAGTCCTTATGAAAGCAGTTAAGGTTGCTCATAAGGCATCATTTACCGACGAAACAGATAAGTTTGACGCACTAGAAACAATACTAGCCGCGGTCGGTAAAGATCATTTATAAACAGGACCAATAAAAACAAAATAGGTTGACAACTAATGTCAATCTGTTATACTACTATTATGAGTCTGACTACAGAAAAAGTACATCTATTTGACATGCAATGGACCGATGATGGAGATTATGAGCATATCTTTGAACAGAGGTTACATGACTGCATGGCGCCTTTCTTTAGTTATGAGTATGCTACATTTACAAAAGAAATAGACTTTACAGGCTCTTATCAACCTACTGCAAGTATATACGCACAATTTGTTTGTGTAGCAGATAAAATACAATTTATGTTAAAATATTCGGATAAAATAAATGAGTTACGTTGATGCAGTCTTTGAACAAAACAAAGGCATAGTCAGAGTTGTCGAACGTACTAAACAAGGTGATCGCAAGATTATTGATCATCCTATGCGATACTACTTCTATGTAGATGATCCTAAAGGTAAGCAACATAGTGTATATGGAGATCCTGTTAGCAAGATAACAGCAAACAACTGGAAGGACTTTAAACGTAATGTTGCATTATATCAAAACAAACAAACATATGAAAGCGATCTTAAGCCTGTAAATAGAGTATTAGCAGAGCAATACTTAGGAGAAGATGCTCCAGACTTACACAAATGCTTTTTTGATATTGAGGTTGACTTTGATCCTGAAAGAGGATATTCAGATCCTAAAGATGCTTTTATGCCAATTACAAGTATAAGTGTTTATTTAGATTGGATAGGTAAAATTGTATGTTTAGCAGTTCCTCCTAGAACTTTGCAATGGAGTCAAGCACAAAAGATAGCAGACAAAGTAGGCGATACAATACTTTTCAAAGACGAAGCAGGTATGCTAGATGCTTTCTTAACACTTATAGATGATGCAGATATACTTAGTGGTTGGAACAGCGAAGGATATGATATTCCTTATACTGTAAATAGAATTATCAAAGTGCTAGGCAAAAGTGAAACAAGACGTTTATGTTTGTTAGACAAAAATGTTATTAAGAGAGAATATATAAGTCATGGTAGAGAAACAATAACATATGATCTAGTAGGCCGTGTACACTTAGACTATTTGCAACTTTATAGAAAATACAATTATGAAGAACGCCATAGTTATAGACTAGACTACATAGGAGAGATGGAAGTAGGTGAGAAGAAGGTTGTGTATGATGGTAGTTTAGATCGATTATATAATCATGACTTTGAATTGTTCTTAGAATATAACATACAAGACACAATGCTACTTAAGAAGATTGATGACAAATTACAGTTTATTAGTTTAGCAAGTGAGATAGCACATCAGAATACAGTATTGTTGCCAGTAACAATGGGTGCGGTACAAACAATTGACCAAGCAATAATCAATGAAGCACACAGGAGAGGATTCGTAGTTCCTGATAGAAATAGAACTAAAGAGTCAGACAACCCTTGGGGGCATACAGTAGCAGGTGCCTATGTGGCATTTCCTAAAAAAGGAATGCATGAGTGGATAGGAAGTATGGACTTAAACAGTCTGTATCCTAGTGTAATTAGAGCACTTAACATGGCACCTGAAACTATTGTTGGACAACTAAGACAAGAATACACAGACAAAGAAATAACAGAAAAAATGCAAATAGAGAAAAAGTCATTTGCAGATGCTTGGTTAGGCAAGTTTGGTAGTAATGAATATGAAATGGTTATGGCCAAAGATATTGATAAGCCACTTATATTAGATTTAGAAGACAAAAGAGAAATAAACGTTAAGGGTGCAGACATTTATAATATGTTGTTTAACAGTGATGAGCCTTGGTGTATTAGTGCAAATGGTACAATATTTAGAACTGATGTACAAGGTATTATTCCAGGACTATTAGAAAAGTGGTATGCTGAAAGACAAGAACTACAAGCAAATAAAAAGAATGCAACTGATCCAGAAGATATAGCATTTTGGGATAAAAGACAATTAGTTAGAAAAATTTTACTTAACAGTACATATGGTGCTATTTGTAATCCAGGCAGTAGATTCTTTGATCACAGGATAGGACAAAGCACAACACTCACAGGTCGTGCTATTACTAAGCACATGGGAGCAGAGACAAACCGTTTGTTTACTGGAAACTATGATCATGTAGGAGATACTATTGTATATGGTGATACAGACTCTGTATATTTTACTGCTGATAAAATAAGCAAAGACCAAGATGTAACATTAGATATGGATAAAGCAATTACACTTTATGATAACATATCAGATCAAGTTAGTGATACATTTCCTGCATTTGCAAAGAATTCTTTTAATGTGCCAACAAGCATAGGAAAAGTATTAAAGGCAGGTAGAGAAGTTGTAGGTAGAGCAGGAATCTTTATTACTAAAAAAAGATATGCAATCAACTGTTTAGACATAGAAGGCTATCAACCAGAAGGCGGCAAACTAAAAGTAATGGGTCTTGATCTCAAAAGATCAGATACGCCTGAGTTTGTACAAGACTTCTTAAGTGATATATTAGGGCAAACACTAAACGGCGATGGTGAATCAAGTGTGTTAGCAAATGTTAGAGAGTTTAAGAAAGAATTTAAAGCAATGGAACCTTGGTTAAAAGGTATGCCTAAACGTGTTAATAACTTAACATACTACACAGAAGCATATAACAAAGCCTTTAAAATGGCAAACAATAATAGTCTATATAGGCTAGAAAGAATGAAAGAAGAGAATACTAAGGTAATGATACCTGGACATGTAAGAGCAAGTATAAATTGGAACAACATGCTCAAAGCAAACAGTGATCAATACAGTATGCAAATCACTGATGGTATGAAAGTGATCGTGTGTAGGCTGAAATCCAATGCTATGGGTTATACAAGCATAGCATATCCTACAGATGAAATGCATATACCAGATTGGTTTAAACAACTGCCCTTTGATGAAGATGCTATGGAGAAAGCAGTTGTAGATAAGAAAGTAGAAAACTTATTGAATGTACTTAAATGGGATTTGTCAGCGACAGATACTACAAATACATTTCATAGTTTATTTGAATTTGATGAATAATATGGTCGTTAGGTATCAAACGGCCAGGATTTTAAAACTTTTTAGGTTAAAAGACCTAAATAATAACTTTAATATAGAGGTGACAAAATATGATAAAAGATATTTTTAAAGACATACTAAGGCATACTCACGCCTTAGGTTTTATTGAAATGGTTAAGATAAGCGGTACTGCTGAGAGTACAACTATTGAGGCCATGGATGCAGACAAGACTGTTATATTACAAGGTAAACTACATAATCCAGTAGCAGACTTTGTAGATCATACAGTTGGTCTTAGCAGAATGAGTGTACTACATGGTTACTTACAGTTTCCTGGATTTACAAGTGAAGACGGTAATGTAGAAGTAGTTACACAGGCCCGTAATGGCGTAGACATTCCTGTAGAAATAAGTTTTTCAAGTGCTGAAGGACATTCAGGTAGTTATAGATTTATGTTAGCAGATGTAATTAATCAGCAACTAAAGTCTGTGACAATGAAAGACATTCCATGGGACGTAACTATTGTGCCTACACAAAAGAACTTAAAGGATATTAACAACTTTAACGGCATACTAGGTGGGTTCGAACCTGTCTTCTCCCCAACTACTGAAAGTGGAGCATTGTACTTTCATATAGGTGAAGGTGCTGGAGATAAAGTAAAGTTACCTATTAACAATAATGTTGATGGCGAACTATCAGGTAATTGGAAATGGGAAACAGACAAAACATTAAGTATTCTTAGATTAAGCGATAGTGCTAATTGTACAGTTAGTTTTGCAAATGCAGGTGCTATGCAAATTGTTATAGATAGTGGCTTAGGTGAATACACATATATACTACCTGCTAAGAGTTAAACATGACAGAAGACTTAGGAAAGAAGCACCAGGATTGGGCAGTTTACCTGCCTGCTATTAGTGGCTTCTATGTAACACAACTACAAAAAATGCATGCCAATCCAGATGAATGGAGATGTCCTGAAGGTTTTGAAAAGGGCACAGAAGGTATGAATTTCTTAGATCCAGAGAATAGTTATTATCACTATCCATGGGGACTATATTCAGGTGGTCACGCACACTTAGATCCTGTAAAAAGCGACGAACGTGAGCCAATGATTCAAGGTAGAGATCGTAGCAAAACAATGATACTTGGTGACTCAGGTGGTTTCCAGATTGCTACAGGTGTTCTTAAAATGGATTGGGCAAACGCAAAAGATCCTAATGACCCTGCTAGACAAGAGTTGTGTGGCAAAATACTAAAATGGTTAGAACACACATCGGACTGGGCAATGACCCTAGATGTTCCTGCTTTTGCGGCTGTAGGTAAACTAAGTGAAAAAACAGGATTAACAGAATTTCAAGACACACTAGATGTTAGTTTATTAAATTTAGACTACTTCATGAGAAACAGAACTCCAGGTGCCACAAAGTTTCTAAATGTGTTAAGTGGCAGTAATGAAGAAAATAGCAGAACATGGTACAATGCTGTAAAGCATTTTTCCAATAAAAGTTTTGTGCAAGAAGCATACGGTGATGATAGTAGAACGTTAGAAGGCTACGCATTTGCTGGTATCAATATGAAACACATGTATAGTGTGTTAAGTTTATTATTAGATCTCAGAGATGATAATTTACTTGAAGGAAAAGATTGGATACACTTCTTGGGTACTGGCCGCCTTAATTGGGCATGTCACCTTACCAGTATTCAAAGACAGTTGAGAAAGCATGACAATCCTAATATTACACTCTCATTTGATGCGGCATCACCTTTTGTTAATACAGCATATGGCCAAACCTACACACACAATGAGTACAGAGCCAAGCGATTCGGATACTTTATGGATAGAGCATTCGATAACAAAGATCTCAAAGGATCTAAGATGCCTATGCCTTTTGCACACTCCCCTATAATGAGTAGACTAACAGTCGGTGATATATGTGTTCTAGGACACGGAGACCTTAACAGAAATGGTAAGGAAACAAATACTAGTTGGGACACATTAAGTTATGCATTATACATGGGACATAGTGTTTATAATCATATTACAGCAGTTCAAGAAGCAAATAGACTTGCTGATATGGAAAAACATAGAACACCAACGCATTGGAAGAATTGGAAGAAAGTAAAAGGCAATAGTGTAGCAAATGAAACATCACCATATGTACCAGGTACTATATTGATGTTTGATACTTTTGCTGAAGAAGTATTAGATCCAAATAATCCTAATGCAAGGCAAATGCTAGAAGACAATAAAGAGTTCTTAAAAGAATTAAGTTTCTCAGACGGTAGTGCTGAACAATCAACATTTGGTTCATTGTTTGAAACAGATGATTATGATGCAGGTGATAGTGAATCTGATATGCAAGAAGATATTATGAGAGCAGACTTTGAAGGAGAATAAGATTATGTGTGGTGGATATACAGGAGAGCATGAAGTTGATTCATACTCTGGTACATATACTTACGAAGGGCATGATGTTAATTTTACTGTAATGGAAAATGGTATGACTATGGAAATACAAGAAACCAAAGACGGTAAAGTTATGCCTAAGAAAGTTGTTGATATCGTAGAAGCAATAGACTATCAAGATCAACTTATTGGTTGGGGATATGTCGGTTTCTAAATTGTTCAATGAAAAAGTTGGCGATCAACATATTGCATTGGTCGATAACTTTTTTGATGAGGATATTTTACAAAATTGGAAATACTACTATGAGCATAAGGCAGAGTTTAAATTTGCCGCTGAGGAAGTTGAAGATGGTGATGCATTGTTTTGCCATTGTTTAGAACTTCCAACAGTAGAAAGCATATTTAGAATGTCAGAAACAATTATGCCATATGTACAAGAGTATAATGATCTTTATGATAGTAACATAAGATATACAGATATGTGTAGAGCACATGTGAATTTGTTTCAAGTAATAGATAAATTTGCAGGGCACACAGATAGCAAAGAACAAGGTATTGTAATACTTTGGTTTGCTAATCCTTATTTTGAGGATACAGGAGGAGGCTTTTACTTAGGTGAGGGCGACAACCAAATACTTATTGAAAACAAGTATAATAGGTTAGTTGTATTTCCTGCTACAATGTGGCATAAAGTACAACAAGTTTCTGACAGAAATTCAGTTAGGCTTTCTGTTTATTTAGGTTTTGCACAATTTGAAGTTGGCGAATCTAGAAGTAGAAACTTTAAACAATCAAATTTAATTAATAAATTTACAAAACAGGTGGCAGTACATGGATAGAGAAGGACACGAAGACGTAAAGTTTTTTATAGGTACTGAAGTAGAGCATACTCCTGCCTATGGGCAAAAGACTTTGTTTGTAGTTGGGTATCAACCACCAAACGAAATACTTGCTAGAGCATTAAACAATGGTTGTCCGCATATTTATTTAGGTGCCAATCAAAGTTTCAATCCACCAACTGATAAAGATTGGACAGGTTGGGATGATATGATTATGAATATGCTTGAAGAAGGTATATGGGTTACATTAGACTTTGATGTGACCTTAGCAGAAAGAGTATTAGAATCTGGTTGGACTGAGTTTAAAACATTTATACCAATGATAAGTGTTAAGTTACCTTACATTAATCAATTTAACTACAATGCTACACTTAAACTTGACGACAAAGACTTTAAAGCAACTAATCCAGGTGTATGGTGTCATAGTTTACACGAATTACAGAAGAGAAAAAAATTTACTGATTGGACAAAGTACACTCAGGATGAAATTATTGAATAGGGAGCATTATGAAATATAATTTTAAAGTACAGGCACCACTAGCCACATTTTTATTAAGAATACCACTCAGTGTTATGTTCTTTCAGCAAGGCTTTATGAAGTTAAATGGAGATATGGGAGCAGAAGCAGAGATGTGGAACTTGCCATACATTGTTTGGTGGTTCGTTACATATGGTGAAATAGGTAGTGCTATTGGATTAATAGTAGGAGGTGTAATTGGAGTTATACCTTGGCACAATTGGTTTAGTAAATTCTATCAAACAGTTATTTGGAACTTAGGTGACTTACTAACAAGGTTCAGTGCAATCACAATGACAGGTGTTGTTACTGGAGTTTTATGGTTGATGAAACCTGCAAGTTTATTAGATGTAATTCTATATGATTATTTGCACATTAGTTTATATGTAGTTGCATTATATTTTGCTCTTAGAGGAAACGCAAAGTACGGAGTATAATGAATGAGAGATTGGTTAGCATTAAGTATGACAAAGTTTTTCCGTTTCATGGCGGATACTTTTTTTGCTAAAAGATATGGACATAGAGCAGTTGTATTAGAAACAGTTGCAGGTGTACCAGGAATGGTTGCAGGTATGTTGTTACACATGAAAAGTCTGCGTAAAATGAAAATGGGTTATGGACCTGACATTAGAGAAATGTTAGCAGAAGCAGAAA